CTTTTGTCCCCATACACAGATACCTTGTCCTGGGAATTGTGCGATTGGATTGACCTTTGATTCGTACAATTCGTCACGTTGTGCTTGGTTCAAGCGGGTCTTAACACTAACTGCACCTGGGATACCACCACGATTCAACCCTGCTGGTGCGAACCATTCTGCCCCTTGTTGGTCGGAGTATGCGTAGACTTCTGGGAGGACTACCGACGGTGGTGCCCAGAGATACTTACCAGTGATATCATCTAGTACTCGAACCCAAGGATAGTATGCTGCTGCATAATTGGTATCAAGGAGTTCGGCTTGAGTAGTAACTGATGTAAGTGTTGCGTCAAGTGTGTCAAGGTCAGCGATGTAGAAACAATCCCCACGTGATTCACAGAGGTCAATACCAGATTGTACTACATAACTGTGTTGTGAGTAAATTGCGCCTGGAACTGCGAGGAGGTTAAAGTCAACTCTGTCTGGATTGCTTAATTGATTTAATGCTCTCTTATATTCGAATGAACCAGATGCTGCTGCGTTTGACAGGTCAAATCCTTGACTATTTGTTGCGGTAATTGACCCACCCAATGCGATATAACGATTTGGCTTAAATCCGTCAAATCCACCTTGGAATGGTACAGAGAAGCGACGATATGTTACGTGGTCACGATTAGTAAGAGAAATTGGTGCGCCACTTACTTCGTTACTTGGAAGGTTTTCAATGTTGAATTCAGATCCAACCACGTTACTTCCTACGAGTGGTCCAAGGTAGGAAAGACTTGTGGTATTTGAGAAATCAAATCCATAGTAGTTGGTGTTTGGACCAACAGCGTTAGATGCTACATATCCAGCAGTACTTCCACTAGTCCAGCGACTGGTGACAAATGAACCAGTTGCGAATTCTCCAGAAGAACCAGAGACGGTTGAACTTAATTGAGCAAATCCATAAGGAACTGCATTTTCTGGAATTACGTCTGGACTCATTTCAACACGAATATACTTTGAAACGTTTACGAAGTCACCTTCATAATAAGTTTCAAGCGTAGTTGAATTATATGTTGGTGCAGCGTTTCCAATTACACGTGCAATATAATTTGGACTAGTTGGGTCAAGATTTAAGTTGTTGAAACTTTCAAGTACATTTGGTGACTTATCGGTATCATTGAAATCACGTACAAGAAGTGAGAACGAACCAAAATTACTATCTGGGTCGATACTTGGTGAAATGCCGGTGATAGAAATCTTCACTTCCTTGTTAGCACCAGTACCATCACTTAATGTATGGACCTTGAAAAGATTGTACTTGGAACTACCAATAGTTTGTGAACGAATCCACGGAGTAGTTGCGTTACTGTATTGAGTAAGAAGACTCAATGTTGAAGTGGCTGCAGACATTGTAACGTTTGCACCAGCTTGAGCGATTGCATTTGGAAATACTGCATATACATACCCTGGAAGTGTTGAACTTCCATTTTGTGGGTCGGTTCCAAAATATGAACTAATAAATGATGTACTGGTTTCTGTAGAACTTAATGCACTTGCTGAAACATTTCTATTTCCAGAACTACTGATGAGTAAGTTAAAGCTTGTTGCGCCACCAGTAGCGGTTGCACTAGTAATCGTACTTCCTGATACGGTTGGATGAAGCACTGCAAAAATCTTACTACCAGATGAACCAGTAGCGTAGATAGTTGATGCGGTGGTTAAGTATCCACCTAATCCAAGAACACGAACAACTGTAGCACTACCTGCTTCTTGCAAGTAGTTCTTAATAGTATATCCCATGTAAGAAGTGCCGTCAGGTTCACCGAAGGTAGTTACGAACCCGTCGATGCCTTGCACTGAAGTCGGGATAAATGCTGGTCCTTTTGTAGTTGGACCAACAAATGCCGCACCAATTTCAGCTACTCCTTGTGCGAGGAATGTTTGGTCGCGTTCTTGTGTAAAGACACCAGGCGACACGATTCTTTCTGCCATACGGTATTCTCAAAACACTAATTTCTTCCAATTCTTCCTTGGTAATTTCTGCCATAATAACCTCTTTAGAGTATAATACAACTCGTATTATAAATATCTGTTTTTTTACCTAAACATCAATTATTACCCTTCTATTTCATTAAAAGTAACCACTTTTTTGACCCCATATCGCCGCTTGGTCAATAGTCCTCTATTTAATCCAGCATCAAGTTGTGTTTCTGGGAGGAGATATGCGTATACGGTCATATCGAATTGAGTGCGAACCACTCTGTCTGCGTCATTTGGTAATTCTGTAATTGGTTCAAATGACTTAATAATTGTACGGAACTTGTATTGATTCGGTTCTCCCCAGAATTCGTCACTTTCGAATGAGATGTTTTCTATCACGGAATTCATTTGTTCCATGTATTCTGTCCATACCATACAACGATATGTTATTTGATAATAGTCCGGGGCGGCTGTGGTGTTATAGTATTCTCGACTTGGAACTATTTTATTTGCCACACTAAATTGGTCATATGGTGTTCTGCGATTCCAACCAGTATAGAATGTACGGTCATAGTATTTGTTAACCGCAGAATTAATTTCGGTTTGCTTATTCATAGCCGTACGACGAAGCATGATAATTGGAAGTTGAATCTTTCCAACGGAATCACGTAATACTCCATCTTTTTGTGCACTTTTCCAGCGTTCAGGATTACCATAAATTATCGGCACACGTACTTGAACATTTTGTTGGGTTACTATCGGCTTAATACGTTCAGACATATACTTTATAATAGCATTGTCTATCGTATATAAAGTAACCGATATCGGTGATGCACTGTTTACTGTATCGTCTGCCCGATTTTGTACCCGTGGCGATTGTTGATTATCATTTACAATCTTAGTTTCATCTTTCATACTTGAGCCTCTTCAATGTCGATACTTGTACGACGAGTGAGATGAGCGATGCAAATAACTGCGGTATTAAACCCAGGTTTTCCTGCAATTAATTGAGTTTCTGTGATGTTGTTTACTTCATAGTAATGATTATTATATCCAATAACATCACCAATTTCTGGGTATGTAGTTACTTCTTGTAACATACGACGAGCAAATCTAAATTCAACTTGTTGTCTTTGATTTATTCCAAACCCGTCATCATTGTTAACTATATTCTTGTCGTACTTGACAATTGCATTAACTTTAACCGGCGTATACCGTGGCTTAGATGCACTTTCTCCGTAGATGTTTACTCTAGTGGACCCAACAACAATTTTATATAAGATAACGGCAACATCCATTGTCTCGTCAATTAATTCCCGAGTAATGTGTTGAATAAATTCAAAGTCTCGCTGAGTAACAAAGCGTGCCATTTATTAACCTATGTAGATAAGAGTAGGAACGTTACGGAATGTTTCTTGCATTGCCTTAGAGTTTTCAGCCTGCTTTTTCATTTGAGCTTGAAGCCCAGTTTCTTCAAGTGTTTCTCTAAGTTCTTTAACTAATGCTTCCTTTTCAGCTACGGCTTCTCGACGAAGAATTTCACCGTCTAAACGAATTTGTCCGTCTGGATATGGAATGTTTTCAAACTTTGAACGAATGATACCCAATAATTCTTTTGCTAATGCAAGTGTATATTTGAATATCCACGTACGAGACATATCATTTGTTTTAGTGTATGATATGTGAGTATATGGAACGTTTGAGAGGTCACTAGCAATATTACTACCCGATTGGAATAGATTTGCCTTTTTATCCTTTGTTACGATATAATCAAAATATACAACTGAATCACGCTTAAATATTGGTGAGAATTTGATAATATTGTTAGAGATTTCGAATCCGTATTGACTCTTACGAATCATATCATTGATTTCAATTGCTTGAATACGAAGTAAATCTTCGTATGCAGGCATCATCACGAATGTAACTGGTGGTGAGTATCCGTCAAACCCGAATTCTGCCATTAAGTTAGTTAAACCAAGACCCGTGGTTGCGAATGGGTCGTAGTAACGTGCGATGGCGGGTGGCATATAATGGTATACACGACGAATTTCAATTGCTGACCCACTTTCATATGGGTCTGCCCACAATGTCTTTAAGTCATATGATTGAGTAGCGATGGATGCGGAGATATATCCACGCTTTACTTCAACGTTTCCACCAGACTGTCCTTCAACACCATAATCATTTGAAATACTGATTAGTTGTGGAATTGGTGACCCAATAATATTTCGTTGAGTTGCACTAACGTCTGTCGTTGCTCCTTGCAACGTCATCATATGTTCACGTGCATTAAATTGATTGACTTGGTTTCCATAAGTCGTAATAGCTTCTTCAAAACAAGCATAGATTTGCTTGTCTAGTAGTTCCACTTCTACGACAGGGTATCCTAACTTTCTAGCAACGAATTCAGCCGCTCTTGGGGCATCTGTCTGAAATTGGGAATCACTATCAAAGAATCCAAATGGGGTAATACCCACAGGACTTCTAGGAACACCATCATAAAAAATTGGTTCTTGTGTTTCCATAATTCTCTCTAAATAGGGACTAGTAATAAATAGTTTTATTTAATCATTAAGTCGTATTTTTCAGATGCAGAAAATAAAAAGGGTGACCTTTCGGCCACCCAATTTATTATCCCGTTAATCTAAGATTAGATTAAACTTAATCCGTCGATGTAAATCTTACCGAAGAATTCTGGGCGTACAACCTTCTTCGCATAACGGGTCATCACACCACGGCGTGGGGTGAAGTTATTTGGGTCATAGACCAATGGTGTTAATACGAGTGGGATGTATGGAGCGTAGACTGCACCA